TGGTGTAATGTGTGCTACGTGGTTTGGTGCGCGTGTGAAACGTGACGCGTGGAAATAAGCGCGGATAATTTCGGTTTGTTTGAGCGTGTCGTGTTTTGTGTGCGGTATTATTGGGGTATCGGTTTCGAGCGAAAGGAAAAATAAAATGGTTAGTTATGATGCTTATGTTTATGAAATGTCTTCTGAGACTTATTTAGTGGATATTACGGGTGTATATGCTGGTGTTATTAGTAGAGATACTATTGAATCTGATGCTCTCGTTGGTGATATTACGTTTGATTCGGCACTGTGTTTGGCTGTTGAAATTTCGCTGACTGATGATTATGAGTTTGTGACTAAAGGGCAATGGAAGTTGCCTAATCGTCGTGTGTGTCGTAAGTATGCTATTTTGATTGGTACGAATGATTGATTAAAAGAAACCGGTTGGTGTTGTTGCCAACCGGTTTTTTTGTGTTTTAGAAGCCCGCTAGTAGTCGTATGCCACCGGCGATTATGTCGCCGGATTGTATGTTGTTTACGCCTTGGAGGGCTAGGGTGTTGCCGTCGATTGATACGAAGTATTTGTCTGAGTAGTCCTTGTAGAACATTGATGCGCCTATGCTGAACTGTTTGGCGATTTGAAACAGTCGATCGCCGTTCTTCTGCGCGGCGGAGCATTTCACGTTGTATTGGATTGATAGCACGCCGTTGGTCTCGAATATTGAAATGTTGTTCCATGTGCCGTTTATCTGCGAATTGTTGGGGTATCCGCTTTGCGTCGGAAAGAACGTTGTACCGTGCAGAATGCAACTGCCCATTGCGTGGCCGACTGCGCTATACCCGCCTTTCGATAGGTGCACGTAGTCGTTGCCGTCACCGCCGTCAGCCGCTCGGCTTGCCCACACGCCCGCGCGGTATGCGCCTTCGTGTATTACCACGTTTGGGATATCTCGTTTTGTGGCGAACAGGTTATAGACCTGTTGACGGTAATCCGGTGCAATCGACCATTTCGCGTTCTGACGATTCATTGATGCGCCTATGGCGAGACACATGGGGAATATATCGATGATTGCGTTTGGCGCATCGGTGCGGATTGTGTTAAGCAGCGTGTTTATGCTGTCGTCCACTGACGATAACTTTACGCTGTTGTTCTGCATCACCGTCGCATCGTTTTGACCACCGATTATGATAACCCTGTCTACATGCTGCTTGTCGGCGACGGCATTCCAACGGCCTAGGAAAGTGCCGTCGTCGCCGGAAGCGTAGAAGCCGCCCGCGCTTGTGCCTAACGTCTGTTTCGTGGACGGACGCAGTATGTCGTAGATGGCGTTCGCGGGCGAGTCCGCTTTGTGCTTCGCGCCACTGTAGTACCCGTCAACCCAGCTATCACCGATAACAACGACGCTATCGTTGAAACCGGTCGATTGCGTGATGATTCGCGCATTATGGTCGGCTGTGGTTTCCGTGGTCGTTATTGTGGTTTTGAGTTCGCTCGCGTCGTCGGTGGTCTTGACACCGAGAGCGCTAAACATGTTCTTGTTGTTTTCGGCATGTGACGCGGCTTTATCCCATGTGGACTTTGATGTTGCGGCGGTGGTGGTGTCGGTGACTCCGAGCGCGGTCAGATTATCGGTCGCGGCGGTGGCTTGCGTGGCCACGGTGTCCAAACGCGTTTCCAGCTTGTTTGCCTTTTGCAGTGCGCCGCTTGCGTTGTTGTTGATCGTAAGCAGCGTGCCGTCTATGGTATGCATCGCCGCGTTGTACTGGTCGGTGAGGTTCGCCGGGTCGCCCGTGTCGTAAAGATCAAGGTTGAAATTGTCGGTTGTGGATGCCATTTTCACATGCCTTCCGGGTGATGTATTTGAATCTGCACATCAAGTTGGTGCAGTTTTTTATCTATGAGCTGCATGGCGCGATTGTATGCGTCGCGCAAGTCCGCTACTGAACCTGCGTCGTATAGCGGTAGTTTGTTGTATGGTGTACTGTCCATAATTCATCCTTTCGTCATTGTATGGGCGTATAGGGATTGCCGGTTTTCGGGTCGGTGACGCGTGGCGTAGCGTCATTGAAAATGGTGAGATTGCCGACGGCTGCGGTTTCGTCCGTGCGGTGCTTCGCCATGTCCTCAACGCTCTTATCGGCGATTTGATTAACGCGTGCGCCGAACACGGACAGTTCGCGGTACATGTCGCGCATTGCGATTTTGGAATCGACGTAAGCGCCTTTAGTCGGGTCGTAGATTATCATCTTGTCGCCAACGTGCTCCAAGTTCTCAATCAAGGTCGATAGTGATTCTTCCATCGCGCTCACACGGTTCTCGATATCGGTTTCGAACGTCTGCACGTCCGCGCTTAGATTATTGATTGCGTTGGTGAGTTCATCGAAATATGCGGTGATGTGATCGTATTCGCACGCAAGATATTTGATTATCTCCTCTGTGCTCTTGGCGTTCCAGTAGAACGCGGGTATGACCGGCGTATAAGGCCATACGCTGTACAACGGTAATGGGAACATGGTTTTTTTGCCTTTCTTAATAGTTGTTTATGTTCACCGTCCAAAGTGGACTGAAGCATTCCTCTAGATGCTCCAATAGTAGCACGTCGATATCCACGTAGTCGCCTTGGCGTATCGCCTTTACCTTGTCCATAAAATTCCCGTTGATGACGGTCTCATATTGGGTATCGGTTGCGTTGCTTGCGTAATCCTGATCGGTTTGCAGCTGCGTGCTCGGAAAGTCCGAGAACACGGTGCGCATCTTGTGCCACGTATCGGCGTCCGAAAGGAACATGCCGGGGTTGCCGTCCGCAAGCTCGTAGAGCGGTTTCAGCACCGGCATGAACTCGCTGATTAGCCGCGTGAGGTGCCTTCGCCATCTGCTCGGCGGCATCACGCCCAACTCCCTATCGTAGTAGCGGTTTTCGATTTTTCGACAACAACGCGCATACTGCGCATCATTGTAGGCATCGTCGCGCCACGACCATTCCGGTTGCGCCCAGTCCACACCGCCTTCCGTGAGCAGTTCACCCAACGTGATCGTGACGACGGCGTGAAAATCGTCGCGCGGTTCGCTTGGCTCGTATGCCGGTATTGTCTCATATGGTGTCACCGTCGGTTTCCTCCTGTTCCTGAAGATTCGTCATGTAATCGTAGTTCTTGCTGATATTGTCCTGATTCCACACCACCTCTATAGGCGCATCGAGATACTTTTCAAACCGGGTATTAAGCACGTCGCACGCGGCGCGGCGTTCCTCAAGCTCGGACAAGGCGCGAAGGTCGGTTGGTTCGCCGTAGTCGTTTATTTCGTCGGCGGTCTGACGCTCCATTTTCATAGGAAGATTCTTAATACCCAACGCTTGGTAGAACGCGTTCCACGTGTTCTGAATATCGTTCTGCAATTCCATACCGATATATTCCACACCGGTATTGAGTACTTGCGCCTTCATACTGTCCGTGAAACCGGGGGTAGCCATGATCGCCATTTCACCGCCCGATATCTGTTTAATCACGTTAACGCCCGCCGTTTGCTGCCCCGCCGGAACCTCAAGAATAAACGGTGTCTTTTGGTGGAAACGATTCTGACGGCGTGTCATGTACAAGTCTTCTATCTCATGCGCGAAGAATTCGAGCGTCGGTACCAACGGTGTGCGCGCCTTGTTGGCGTAGATGAAGACGCCGTTGGAGTTGTCCACGTCGAAATGCCACCCGTTGATACCGTATGAAGTCCATTTTTTCGGTCGATAATAGACATTGAAGTTAGAGTTGACGACGGCCTGAGTGCTGAAGAACACACCCGGCTTACTGTGAGGGTAAGCGATCGTGGCATACCCGTAATACAACAGATTGTATTCGAGAAACCATGCATTGCACGTCTTCGGGAGATTAAGCCACTTGAACCGCGATAGGGCGATATTGAGCATTTGACTATATGCCGTGAAATAGGCCTGCGAGTTGATTTGCTGCGACTGTTGCCACACCGGTAGGCCTTTTTCACCCAAACCGGCACGTGTCGGTGGCTGTTTGTGGGTTCGTTTGCGTCCCATGTCTTTCCCTTTACTGATTGAGGTTAGCGGTGAGATAATCGCCGCCTATTTCGTCGGGGTCATTCCAAATTGTAACACCGTCGGTCAGTCGTTCCCGTATCGTATCGAGCGCGTCGTTTCCGGCGCGGTTGTTGGTCAGCCACACGTCTCCCGCTTGCCAATAGGTAAAGTGTGCGCACGGTGTGAGATTCGGCATGTTGTATAACTTGTTGGCCGCGATTCCGTAGCGCAGCATGTAGGCACCCGCCGCCGCTATCGCGCCGTTGTCTTCGGTGACTATTTTAACGGTCATGGTGTCAAGTCCCGTGGCCTGTTTGAAATTGTCACCGCCATACGAGCCGATCGGCTGCGCGGCGTGGTTGAGTAGGTCGCGCCATGCGGCATTTGTGTTTGACCGTGTGTTAACCATGCTGCGTTTGGCGTTGTCGATTGCCTGATTGCGCGACGCCGCTGCGTTCGCGTTCGACGCGTTTGCATTGTTGGCCGTAATGCTCGTGTTCGTGGCGTTGCTTGCGTTCGTGTTGTTGGTGTTAAGCTTTGTCGATTCTACGAGCTGCGTACCCGCCATGGCGATGCTGACACTATTGGCCTTTGAGTTATATAGTTTTGCCTGCCACGCGGCTTCGTCGTTGTACGCTTGCTTGTAAGCGGCTTCCGCCGTCGTCTTGGATGCGCCTGTGGCGAAGCTTGCGCCTGACAGGCCAATGCTTCCGGCTGCGCCGAGTCCCGCCGCGACCATCGGTGCCGCCGCGCCGCCCGTCGCCGCAGTCACCGCTATACCGGTCGCCGCCGTGCCGATCGCGCCTATCGCGGCGGTGACGGTGCCTATCGCGCTTGCCGTAATTTCCGTGTTCACAAGATTCGTCGTTAAGTCCAAAGTGGCTGTGTTCAGCTTGTCTATTTTGTCATTGGATGCGGTGAGTAAAAGATTTTGCTGCGTCGTATTGGTTGTGTAGATTTGATTCGATGCCGCATTGGAATTGTCCGTAACGGTGGAATTGAGTGCGTTTGACAAATTCGTGTTGGCGATGCTGTTCGCGTTGCTTCGGTTGGTGTTTGCCTGTGACGTATTAGCCGATCGCGCGCCGTTTTCGTAGGATATGATGGCGTTTTTGCGTGCTTGGGCAACCTCTCGATTGTATGCTTCCGCACGGTGCGCGTCGATCGCGCGACGTTGCAGTGCGTAGGTCGGTATGTCGTGAGATATAAGCGTTTTGAGCGCGTCCGCGTTCGGCACGTCGGCGGTGATGCTAGCGCCGTTAATCGCGTCAATACTAATTGACGTATCGCCATCGGCACCGATACCGTCAAGCCATGCTATTTGCCGCAATATCGGGTAGCTGAGGGATGTAACCGTCTGTACCGAGAGGTGCCCGCAGTCCGCTATCTCCACACGGGTTTTATTGCCGATATTGTCGCTGATTTCCAAGTGCGCATATGGCGCAAGATACAACCGTGTTATTCGCGCGTATTCGGTGGCATATCCAAAATCATCCATAGTCAAATCGATATCGGATATCTTCGTTCGCGTACCGCTGATCGTATGCCATTCGACATCGTTCACACTGATAGCGTCACCAAGTCGCATCATGTTCGCAGTGGCGACAAAAACCGCTGTTATCTGCGACATAATGTGTGGACAATACGCAAAAAGCGTGTCGAAATAATCGCCCGATATCTTGGACGATTCGAGCGCGTACACGGTCACGTTGCTTGCGGTGAGATTATCAACGGAACTATAGGCGGTGCCCACGCCCGTGACGTTTGACGTGGAAACGTTTCCGGCACCCCATACGAAACCGCCAACCGTACCGTCATTATTGGTGTATGACGGGTTACTGTCCGTAATGTTCGTACCGCGTACACCGCTCATGACTTGCAGCTGCTCGGGCAAAAACGTCGCGGCCAAACAGATGTATCTTGTGCCGGTCTGCAAATTGATCGGCGTGCTTTTCCTGACATTCGCCGCCGCATTGCCATAATCGACATCGGGCAACGTAAAATCACGGCAATTCTCGCGCGGGTTCTTCAGAAGTTTCTGCGGTGTCGTCTCGGTGAGTGGTGCGTGCCCTCGTGTCAGCAGCAGCCCGTTTATCGCGGTCGTGTTGATGTAATCCGTCCACACGTCGCGTTGCAGTACGAGTGTGGTGGTGTTCGGTGCTTCCGCCGTGATGCGCGTGACGAAATAATGGTATCGTGTCTGACAATCCGTCTGTTGCAACGGTGATTGCATGATATCCGTAGTAAAGTCCACCACAATATAGTTATAGCGTTGCGCGGTCATGTACGGCACCGGTATCTTCACACCGTCGGTGTCCGCACGCGCGATATACATGCTGGTATCGAGCGTCACGGCTTCGCCGTCCAGCGCGTCGAACCATGCATCACGCGTCGCATCGTCCTTGAATTTCACCGCGTCGCGCCCGTCGTCGCGCCACTTCACTCGGCACAGCTTTATCTTGGTGTTCGGTGTCCACATGTGATAGTCAACGGTGTTGATGTACTGCTCGTACACGTGCGCGTCGGCACCGGGGAACGGGGTTGCGCCGTCCAAGTGCGGGAATTTCATTTATGTACCTCTTTCATATGCAAAAAATCGGGGACACCGTTTTTTCCGGTATCCCCGATTCTATCAGGCTGTTTTTACTTTTCAGCGGTCGGCGCTTCACCCGTGGCCGGTGCCTTGACCGCGGTCGGTGCCTTGGCTACGGTCGGTGCCTTGGACACACTTGCGGGTGTGTCCACAGCCCCCGGAATCTTGACCGTGAAACGGCCTATAGCGGTGTACGTCCCCGTGGTGCCGTTCGGATTGACGTAGGTAGCGAGTGCTTCCACCTTGATAATAGTATTACCCTCGAAACCGTCACGTTGTACGTGCAAACGCGCTTGGTCGTCAACGAAGGTGTTTACATTAAGGGATACAGCAACATTAGTATTATCCGTACGAACGGCGCTCAACTTGTATGTCGCGCTGTTCGGCGCAACCTCGATTACGGTGCCGGTCGGCGCGACGGCGACGGTGAGCTTCGGCGTGAGCTGCACCACATCGCCCGGCGCGATATTCGCGTCACTCGGTGTCAGCGTCAAACCGGTCACGGTCTGAGTCACGATATTGATGCTCGTACCGGCATCGGTAGTGAATAACGCGCACGGCGTGAACGGCGACACGCCATAAATGCCCCAATGATTGAGATACATTGTGTTGGTAAGCGTCTGCGGGTTGTAGAACTGCGTGGTGCCATACAGGGTGTCGCGCACCTGATACCAGTCGGTAGACACAAGCAATGCCACCGCGCCGGGAATGCCGAGATTCGGCACCTGAATGATGCGATACGGTACGTCGGCCTTATCCATTTGGAACACGGCGGACAGCGCGTCAACGTCAAGCGATGCGAGATATTCGGGTTCTATCAGCAATACCATGTTCTGCGGGTTCGCGTATGCCGGAATGTCGGTAATGTTGAGCGCGTTGTACTGGGTGCTTGGGAACTGCATACGCCCGGCGGTCGCGCGTAACGCCTTGAGCATCGCCTTGGCCGACGCTTCGTCGGTCGGTGCCGCATCGAGATGCACCTTGTAGAAGCCGAGATTCTGTTCATAATGGCGAATCAGGGCAAGCATAATGTTCATTTCATCGTAGTTATCGGAGTTGCGCGGTGTCTCCATGATCTGCGCGACGAAACGGTTAAGCCCGAAGTCGTCCACGAAAGCCTGACGCAGTTCGTCGTCCGTCCACGAAATAGGGTACTGGTCTCTACGATTCATCTCATAGAACCACACGGCCGCTTCGGGGCGGTGCATCTTCAACAGGTCTTCGGCATCGTCCTTGTAGCCGTGCGCCTTAATCCACTTGACGGCAATCTCCTGCACGGTGCTACCCCAATAGAGATTCTCTTTCTTGAACACGCTCAACGGGTTCTCGAACGGTTCGTTCTGCGCCATCACGGTAAGCCCGATTCGGTTGACCATGTTCCAAACGCAATCATTGAGATACTGGCGGTTCATGGGGTCGAAAAGATAGCGCATGGTGTTCGCCACGCCCGTCTGCGTCGCGCTCGGTATGCGTTGCTGGTAATCGTCGGTGCCCTTAAGGCGTACCTTGTCCAAAATGGTCGCGTTGTCTACAGCCATAATAAATATCTCCTATCCGTTTGTCTCAGAGCGTGTAATCAAGGTTTTCAAGGTCGTTCGCGGCGGCTTCGGCTATGGCTTCCGCCGCGTCGTCTTCGCGGACGGTCGCGCCGTTTTCGACCATCTGCGACACGGAGTCGGCGAACTTGTCATAGATGCCATCGATGCGTTCATCGATAGCGCCGATGCGTTCGATGACGTCGGTGAGTTTATCGTTTATCGACGTGAGCATGTCCCGAAGATTATCGAACTCGCCCGCACGATGCGCTTCGTCGGGGGTGAGATCGTCGCGCTCGGCGACGTCCCTTTCCTCGGTGGTTTCGTCGTTCATTACTATTTTTCCTTTCATATGAAAAAAAGAGCCGCACCGGTACGATGTACGCCGGTACGGCTCAATATTAGCATACGCGCGACACAGTTCGTGACGAACCGGCGGCGCGCTTACCAAATCACGGCCATATCATCGTCGGAGTCAACCGCTGGTATCGATGGATTATGTTTTATCGTCGTCGTCACAACGCCTCGCCTTGTATGCCACGGTTATTTTACACCGAACGCCCGCAGCATATCCGATATTGCGTGTTGCGTTTCCACCGTATCATATCGCAAATACCCCAGCGCATAATAGGACGTAAGATTTTTGATTATGTTTTTAGCGATGTCGGCGGTGAGATAGTTAAGCTGATTATCATCCCGTGTAATGGCGAAATATGGCACGTGCGCACCCTTGTCGTATGTCGTGGCGATAAAGACATATCCACAACGCAGATCAATACTTACACCATATTCTACGCGCATCCACCGAAACACATATGACAATTTTGCATGTGCGTGCGGTTTGTCCAAAAAATCGGTGTCGTAATGCTTGAAACGGTTTTCGGCGGTTACACCGCCGTTGTCTTTCAGCATTCGACCAGCGACGGTGTTCTTGAGCTTCTGCTCGGCATATTTCCTATCTTTGACATAATCAAACAAGCACGTTTTACCGCCTAGCCATTGCAGGCCGAACTCGGGTTCCAAGGGTACGCCGTAATGCTTGAAATACGGGTTATACGCGTCGCAAGCGTTCCCCAACAAGAATATTCGCGGTTTGCGAAGCTTGGTATCATCGGCGCGTTCACGTGTCACGGTGTCTATAAGGTTCGCCAGTTGCTCGTATTCGTTACGCAAATAATGGTGGTAAATATCGTCGGGGTCTATGATTATTTCATCCATGCAGATATTACGTACATTTACGTATGTGCTTTTTTTCTTTTGCTGCTGCAACGATAGCGGGATGAAATAGCCGCACGTCTTCCATTCCTTATTTCCGGTACGTCGTGCTTCGGCTGTTTTGTTATGTACTCTAAATTCCCAGTCGGGAAAAACATTATCTTCTATTATGCGGTCGAAATATTTCGCCGCTACGTCGTTGTTTTCCTCACGGTATCGAGTGACCTCAACAAAGCAGATGCTATTTTTTATAAAGTCTTCCAGCATGTACCGGCGCACGGCGTAGGTTTTGCCAAGGCCACGCGCGCCGATTATCAGATTAACGTCGGCGTTACGTGGCAATATCTGCGCTCTGAGTCGGTTATAGTAATAATTCGCCATCTATACTCACAATCCTTGGTTTTCCGGTCGTTAATGTAAGTTCGCGTGGTGTGGTTTCCACATGTCTATTATACGTAGTCCGCAGATACGTAATGTTTTCCTCATTGGCTTGTTTATCGGACTCGCCCAGCCAACGCCCCGACGGATATAGTCCGATCGCTTCGGGCGCATCCACATGTGTTGTCTCGCCGCGATAATCCGTGACGATGCCTACATATCTGTCCCATACGTGCGGGCGATTGCGTTGCAAGGTGTGGCATATGTCATAGTCCACAAGCACGTCATAGCCGAGCGACATTCCGACGGCTTCGGCAAAATCATGCCCGCCCGCTATAAGGTCATGCAAAAACTCTTCGATTGTGTAAGCACCGTCGGGTCGTGGCAAACCGGCGCACGTCACATGCACGCGCCCGCCTACATCGAGACTTACACGCGCCTTGTTCCACAGCTCCATATGCTTCGTGTATCGGGTGGTGCCGCCGCAGTCCTCCACCTCGAATTTTCCAATGTGCTCCAGCGTGCTCGCCATATCCGGCGCGGTGACGCGCACGCGCCGCATCGTTCTGTTAATCGCGGTTTCGATTGCATCGTGCAGCGGTTGCAGACATTCCAATAAATCGGCGTCGCTCACGTCCGCGTCGCATCGAATTTTGAGACTGTCCGTATCGCCGCCGGTCACTGTCACCCTATCACCCAGCCGCGCATAGACAAGCAGCATGGCGATAATAAGGTGCATACGGCTACCGGCGACAATTCGCATACCGTAGGTATACAGCACGCGCGGTGTATGCGGGCGTTTGTCCGCGAAATTCTCGGGCGTGCAGACGGTCGTTCTGTCCACTTCCAGCTCGCCGTCTTCCGTCACGCAATAATCGGCTTTCATCACGTCCTGCGCCTGTGTTCCATATATTCCGTTAAATTGTCCTTTCACGGTGGACCCGTAATAGGATTGTAGGAATTTCATACTCAGTTCGCCTGTCTTCGCATCGTGCGCGATTCCTTCCGGTATCGATTCGGGGATATCGCCCGCGTATGGTACGCCTTCGGCGTAGCCCTTGATAAGGTTTTTCACGTCGGTTTTCCGTGCGAAAAGCATATTCGACTGCAAAGTGACGTAATCCGGCGGGATTATGGTTTTAGTGGTGCTTTCGCCGTACAGCACTTGCATTTCATCATATTCATACACTTGGCCGACATTCCACAATTCAACTTCGTTCACATGTAAAACGCATTCGTCGGCTCTATATAGTTTGCCGAACGCATACGTTGGGTTTATTGCCGAGTCTACATAGCCGTGCGCGCGAATACTGTTATCCTGTGTCTTCGCACGCTCGTTATTGCTGTAATCGGTTCCCGCGCGTAGCGTTCGCACGAATTTCGAGCGCGGGCAGATCGCTATGCCCCAAGCGTCGAAACACGTATTCTTACGCAATCTCAGATTAATAAACCGCGCGGCGACATGCACGCCCGCCCGGAAAGGGTCATCGTAATGCGCCAGCACGTCGTCAAGCGGTGTAGCAATGATGTTCTCACACGCGATTTGCAGCAATTCCGCCGGTGTCGGCGCGAATTTCACCGGCAACCGACGCCCATTAATGAAAGCGTGATGCATCGAAGTCACATCAAGCGACGCGACATTATTCACCACCACGCTCGCCGTTCGCGCAGATGTGAAGGTAAGCCCGCCACGAAAACACGCCTTGCGTAAGGCGTAGCAATTATAATCCTTCGGAAACTCCTGATCGCAAGTCGTCTCAAAAGCGCGCTGCAACGTCAGTTTCTTACCGTCGCGCAATGTGACGCGACGGCCACCAATCTCACGGCGTGCCATCTGACGCACAAGCGAAGTCTTCGTAAGTACCCGACAACCGAGCATGTCAGCCGTCAGCCAAGAATTAGCGTGCAACAGCCATTGCAGATATTGCGGTATCACCTGCACATCACGTCGCGCATAGAACAGTTCTTCGTCGGTCAGAGGCGTTTCCGGTGTGCGGATAAGCGTGTAGTCCCAGTCGCCCACGGCCTTAGGTAGACCGCACGTCTCGCCCATCGCACGCAGCCCACCCATCTCAAGATAAAACGTATCCCAAAAACGGCACACCACGTCATCGTTCTCGCCTATGCACAGATCGAGCGTGTACACGGACGTTGCCGTCTGCGCATTGACATGCAGCGTGTACGTTTGTGCCAGTTCCAGCATGAGCGTTTGCATGTCGAACATAAGATTATAGGCCGCGATTACCGGCACGTAATCGTGCGCCGCGCCATATGCGATAAGATCAGCGATATACGCGACCGCTTCGCCGGTATGCCGATAAAAACGCACGTCGTCCGTATCGGGGTTATACGCTTCCACCGACGTATTACGCATGTCATTGAAAATGTACAATATCGGGTATGCGCGCGTTTCGGCACCTTTGCACACGTTCGTGGTTTCGGTGTCGAATATCGCGGCCACTCGGAAGTCTTTACGTTCTTTCATCGTACGACGTCAGGCGTCACCGCGATAAGCCAAATCGGACTACCGCCCTCAACGTCCGTGTAATCCTCCAATTCCCCGATATGCATTTTCATGTTCTGCGCGTATTCCAGCGCTTTTTTATTCCGTTCCATGATAGTTTCAAAAAGCTCGCTTAGCGACGTTGCCCCATACGCTTTCATAACCGCATTCAAACGCTTGTCGGGCGGCACGTCCGGGCGTTGCCAAATGTTCTGCGTGTACCGCCAAAAAATCTTGACTTTTTCACGACCAAACTCGCCCAAGGCCGACGGTCCGCCCTTGGACGCTATGCGCATTTCCTGACGAAAGATGTTGAACGCGCGTCGCTGTTCGCCGCGCTTGCCGCCGCCGCCTTTCACGGTTGCGGCCTGTTTGGTGAGATCGTCGGCAATCTCGTTTGCACGTGCATACGCTTCGGCGCGCATCTGCTTGTCACGAACGCGGCCGACATACGTTTTTTTCAGTTCCGTTTCAAGCCGTCGCACGTATACCGCGCGCGCGCGGCGTTCGCTTTCCGGCATCCCCTCACTAATGCTTTTGCGTATCGTGTTTATCGCGCGGCGCACCCTCTTGCGCTTGGCCGTCAACACATCCGCCATTTTTCTCGCCCTTGCCATACAAACGCACCTCCTATGATAAAAAACAGCCCGCGCATTACACGCGGGCTGATACTTCACATTATCCTATCAATTAGAGAATCTGAAGCGACTTGATGGACTTACCGCCACCCAATGCGGTCGAATTGACCACCACCGGAATACCGCCGTTTTCGGCGTTCATGTCCGGGAACATGTCCACAATATCCAAGATACTGCGGTTGATGCCCTCAGACTGAGAGAAATAGGTGTCGCCGTCCGCCGTGAACAGATACACGTTCGTGCAAGGCTGCCCCGTCTGCGGTCGGACAGCGGGCGCGGTGTACGCGCCAACCACGTCAAGCCGCTTGCCTTCCCCATAACTGTTCAGACTCTTGGCACTGTTGCGTGCGTTGACAATCGCGCGTTTACCCTCAAATGTCCTGTTGTCCACGGTGCAGATGAAACGGCGGTTGTCCATACGGGCGTTCTCGGTCTGCTCAGTGTTCTCAATGGGTTCGTTGTTGTTAGTCATTGTGTTTTTCCTTTCGTATCAATCGTTAACGGTTTCGGCTTCGGCTTCGGCTTCGGTTTCGCCTTCGGTTTCGCCTTCGGTTTCGTTGTCGGTGTCCACAAGTACGGCGTTCTCGAAGAACTGTTCTGCGTCCATCGCATACGTGTATTTGCGAACCTTGATATCGTCAACAAGCACGTTGTACAATCCACGTTTCATGAGTTCTTTGACGGCCTGTTCCACGGTACGAACGTTGGTGTTCACGGTAACGGATTGCATCACGCCGTCGCGGTTGTAGTAGCTGATTTCGCTGACCGGTAGTGTTTTCTTGATTTTCCTCATTATGGTTCCTTTTTTTCTTGTTGTTATTTGTCAGCTCTTTTTTTGCTGACATAAATAGTTATAGCATATAAAAAACGGCGTGTGCAATTGCGACACGCCGTTTTAGTGGCAATTTTAATATTTAAGAATCTGACCGGGATAAATCAGACTTGGATTAGTAAGCCCGTTAAGCGATGCAACACGACTCCAACCGGCACCGAAAATCGACCACAAGGATTCACCCGCTGCAACGGTATGCGTCCGTGCGGCGGAAGCCCGCGCACCAGCCGCACCGCGATAGCAAACCGTCTCACCGGGATAAATCACACCCGGATTACCCGAAACGTACCCAGTCCACGCAGTCCACGGATTCAACCCGGTGCGTGCGGCGATACCGCTAAGAGTGTCACCCGAAGCCACGACCACGCACCGCGATACACCTTCGACGGTTTGAGACGGCGCAGACGTGGACGGTGCCGCGCTCTCGATATGTACGCCGCCCTTGCGATCGCCCGTCGCGTATGCGTCCCATTGCCAGCGTTCGCCACGGAAGTAGTTCAAATCAAGACGACCCCCGTAACCCGGAACGGAACCGTTCGACGTGTACTGTCTCATGGCTTCGCCATACGCGCCATACAACCACGGCCTTTCCTGATAACCCGTCACCGCCCTAGAAGCGTACTGCGCAACCCACACGCCGCAATGCTCACGCGTATAGCCGCTAAGCTGACCCAACGCACTGGCTTGCAGATAGATCACCGGCCACACATGCGTGCGCTCATAAACGCGTCGCACCCACGTATCAACCCACGCGCCATTACCAAACTGAGGGTTATCCTGAGATTCCCAGTCCAATGCAAGGACCGCACGGCCAACATAGCCCTTGACGTTGTCCACGAAAAAATCGGCTTCCGCACGCGCGTCACGCCCCATCGCATAGTGATACACGCCAATGCTCTTACCACTAGCCGACGCACGCCCAAGCTGATAGTTCGCGGCCTGATTGACACCATTGATCAGACACATATTAGTCAGACCGCCAACACCCCATGTCGCGCCCGACACCACAAAATCAGCATCAAGCGTGCCGGTATCGATATTGCATTGCCAATTGCTCACATCCACACCGCGCATGTCCGCGCTTGCCATCGGTGCGAACACCATTAGCGACGCACATACACAAGCGATAATATTACGCAGCATTCGTGTTATCTTCACCGTCGGCATCCTTCCTAAGCAATCCTATAAGCTCCTCAGTAAGTACATTGTTCTTCATCATCAAGTCGTTAAAATCACTAAAAGTCGTGGCAATAAACCACGCCATTCCGCAACACGCGACAATCGGAAAACCCACACTACCGATCACGGTCACAATCTGACCAATATCCATACAACACACCTCACAAAAAAAAAGGCCATGACACATCAAGCGACATGTCATGACCTAATATATCACACTACCGATAACGATTCTCAATAACCGTGGCCTATCCGGGAATTGAACCCGGCACACACAATTTATAAGATTGCCGCTCTAACCGACTGAGCTAATAGGCCAACAACAACTATATCACATCAAACATCACCCCTTCGCACACCCGCACGCATCCTAGCCACCTCACCCGCATAATACGACATGACAAAATCAAACAACCCCGCACAATCCGGTTTTTTATTATCCTTATACGCAAACACAGGTGCTTTATTATCACAACGAATACCCTTACACAACGAACCGGCAATATAACCGGTGTAATTAATCTTGCTCATACCACCGCCTACGGCTATAACCAAGAAACACCAAAGGCTCACCACGATACGGAAGCACCACAGAATCAATAGGACACGCATAAAACACACCGGCGGTAAGATAACACTGTACAAAATCACGTGACCTAGCACCCTTCGCAAGCCGACGAAGCAAACAGTTATAATTCATGAAACTATAACCAAACATTTTGACACCTCACTTTCATCATTCATCAATAGAAACGACATACTGACGACATAAACGACCCTTCGTGCAAGAGACATATTGTCTAACTTGCGTAATCTCATATGTATCAGCCAGCATGAGTTCAATACCCGTAGATAGAGCCGATTCAAACGTAAGAACACTATCGTCAACTGCACCGTTATCGGTTATGGTACCCGTATATACACCGTCAATGACGACCATGTAAGAGTTATCAGGTTCAATCTCCATAACAAACGCATCATAATTAACCATTTTATTTTTTCCTTTCGCTCGAAACCGATACCCCAATAATACCGCACACAAAACACGACACGCTCAAACAAACCGAAATTATCCGCGCTTATTTCCACGCGTCACGTTTCACACGCGCACCAAACCACGTAGCACACATTACACCA